GTGGATGCCGCACAAACTGCAGAAATGTTTGTGTCACACCTAATTCCCTCACCGGGAATTACAACATTGATTGACCCTGCTGCGGCTGGCGCAGTAAAAGAAAACCTAGCAGTGCCGCCTGTGCCGTCATTTAACACAACAGTGCCACCAGAAGCGTAGCTAATGGTCAGTCCTTTGATACGGGCGGGGCCGTTAAAAATTGTAGTGGTCGCGCCAGCGGCGGCGGCTCCTGATTTAACGTCTGTTTGCATCATAATCAATCTCCTTTAAAAACGGGGCCGAAGCCCCTTGAGTTGATTAGGAGTTAGCAAATGGTGTAGCCACAGTACCTGTGCCCAGAATAACGCCGGTCACCATGTACTTGTTAGCTGCGATTGCAACGATTTGAATCCATGTACCTGCCACGCCACCAGTTGTGCTGCCGTTCAAGTTAATAAAATCGTTAGCTGCTGCGGCTGTAAAACCGACAACTGCGCCGGAAGTATCTGTGTCAACAGAAATTAAAGAACCAACAAATTTGTCAGTGCCGTCTGTGCCAATCTTCAACGAGCTAGTAGAAATGGTAGTAGGAACCCAGATTGTGTAAGTCACGCCTTCGTTGTTGGCTGTGTTGGGGTCCTGACCAGGGCCAGATGTAATCGAGTTTGCTGAAGTGTTAATTGCTGGCAATGTCAAAGTCAGTGCAGCAGCCAAAGAACCACCAACTGAAATGATACGACCGCCGTGAGCTTCGGGGGTTAATGTGGTGCTTGCTGTGATTTCAACAGTAGTAGCTGGACCCTGTTGATAAATGCCGCCCAATGAACGAAGTGGGCCTTGAAACGTACTACGTGCCATGATAATTCCTTACATGCAAGTTAGGGTGTTCTGTCTGCATGTCGTCAGCCGGGACTGTCAGAACACCGGATAAGCCCGGGTTAAAAGCAATATACAACAAAAGAAAAGGGGGCACAAGGCCCCCCTTCAAATATTTCCTAAGAAATATTAAGCGCCGGGTGAACCGAAGATACCCAGTGGGTCAGACACACCGAAGCTATAACGCTCGCGAGACTTGTAACGAACGTTACCAGTATCGAAGTCACCGTCCATGCCGGTAGACAAGGGGGTACGAACGAAATGTTTCAAACCGTTAGGCACGTCAGTTGTAAGGAACCAAGCGTTGGTATCTGTCAAATAGTGATTGACAGTGTAACCTTCGGGGATGGAACCGTTGTTTTTCAACGCATTGATATCGTTGTCAGAAGTACCAACGCGAAGGTTAGTCTCTAACAAACGAGTAGCAACGAATTGCAGTGCTGGGGGAATGATCAACTTACGGGGTTGAGCAGCGATCAGCAAGCCACGCTCGTCTGTCCAAGCAGCGATTTGAATAACAGCGTTTTCCAACGATGTTTCATTCAAGTCAGCAGCGGTAGCAGGCGTATTGCTGTTAACACCACCAGAGATCAGTGGGTGTGCTGTAGAGCACAGAACCACGCCGTCGCCGTATGTTGGACCGCCAGCAAAGGCGTTGTTCAACACGTAAGCGGCTTTGACCTGCTTGGTGTAAGCCATACCGCGGGCCAAAGCCTTGGTATAGCGTGAAGACAAGCTGTCATACAAGTTATCTTCCACAGCTTCCTCTGTGATGGAGAAGCCCATCGCAATGGTTTCGTGGGTGTAACGTGCAGTCCATGCTTCTTGTGCATTGTCGTACTGAATGGCAGAGCCTTCATTTTTGACGGGTGCAGCAGAGAAGCCGGAAAGCTTTGTCTCTTCTTCAAAGCTACGCTCAGATGTCTCTGTTTCGTAGATTTCTTTGTGCTCTTCGCCGTATTTAGCGTACTCCAGACCAAACAATGCGTTCAGACCGGGGAGCAACTCTTTAAGTAGTTGTGCGCGTGAAATAGCCATGGTAAGTTACTCCTTAAATGCCGGTAGTACTGTTGTACTGAGCCGTGTTGAATTTAACGAGGAACTCGTAGTAAGTCGTGGCGGCTACGCTGGCAGAGCCAGTTGCAGTGTCAGGAATCACATCAACAACACGAACGGGAAGCGTATTAGTGGTGTTGGCGGAAGAACCGTCAATACCGTAATACGAGTCACCTGTGGTGGTGGAACCAACGTTAGCAACCAAAGCCACATTAGAACCAACAATCGCACGGCTATAAGCCGTAGGAGCGGTGGAACCAGCGACAGTAGCGCAAACTTTGAACACAGCACTAGGATCATCCACAACAAAGGCAAAAGCCATAGCTGTTGAAGTTGACGTAGAAGCTGGGTAAGCTTGTGCAAACGTAGGTTGACTCAACGAATTGATGTAAGAACATCCAACCAACACACCAATGATATTACCTGAGTCGGTAGTACTAGCAGCCACAATGTAGCCGTTAGTGTCCACCTTGACGGTGTCACCGTTCAGGATCGCTGTTGCGTAGGAAGGGGCGATTGGGATTTGACGGATCGCTCCGGCGTAGGGTAGACCATCCAGTCGATTGACTGGCTTGAAACCGTACGTCTTGTCAATGGTAGGATATGCCATCGTTAGACTCCAAAATTAAGACCCAGAACCGAAACCGGCACCCTTAGTCACTGTCGTGCGTTTGTCGCTAAACAGGGGCATACGAGCGTCGCTTTCGCGCATGAAGCTGTTATCTACTGATAGCATTTGCGAATCGGCAAGTTGTCGATAGTGCGCATCACGCTGTTCAATAAATTCAGCCGGTGTTTTGCAAAGAATAAGTCCACCAACTTCAATCGCATCTTTAAATCGAGAATTTGGATCGACAAAAGTGTGCGCTTCAGGGTGTTGTGAAGCCTTTACAGGCTCCCATCCTTCACGGAGTTTTGCGGAAACATTTCTGGCGTCACCTACACCACCCATACTGGTGCGAATCCATCGCATTTTATAACCGGGTTCTTCATCCACTTCGGGAAGCAGTTGAGGAGGCGTCCACTTTGCAGCGGGCCTAATCTCTTTTTCACGAGTCTCTAAAGCGCGGTTCATTCGATTTTGTTCAGCCATTTTCATTTCCTCATTTGTTCGGCAACTTTTTCAGCATAGAGTTTTAATGGGACTCCAAGCCTATTTGCCATGCGCACTTGGTCAGGGGATAGTACGATTTTTCTTGGCGCAGTACTCCTCGTCGCAGGTGCAACTACGTTTGATCTATTCGAGCGCTGAGATGTTTGTGCATCAGCGGTGTCCTCAGAGGCAAACTTCTCTGGGAACACTTGGCGAATCCGTCCGTTGAGTTTCCGGTAATACTCATCCGAACTAGGATCAATGCCATCCTCTACGACTAGCTTTTCATGCAACGCAAACGCATAGCCAGTCATTTCCCTATCTTTCCCGAACCAAGGATTGTTTTCTTTCCAAGCCTCAGCTTTGCGATCCACAGGGGGTGCTTGCGTGAATTGTGTGTTTTGTACCTCATTTTTTTCCTCTTGTAAAGGGGCAGGCTTAAAACTATTTACGCGCTCGACTTTCATTCGGGCTACGGTTAGCTCTTCCTGCGCATCGACCATGGCTTCGGAGTCCCCTGACTCATACGCCGCCTTGTACCTGGTCTTAGCCTTTTCGAGGTCATTGGCTACAACTCTTTTAGCCTGCTCCAAGAGAGCTTCTTGGTTCGTATTTAGCGAACCTTTCAGCTTTTTGTTCTCCTCAACAACCACCTGCGCCATGCGGATAGCCTCTTCCTTCTCTCGGTGAGCGGCTTCTTTAGCGCGGCGTTCGTCGTGGTAACCCTTACCCAGCTTGGCTAGACGTTCTTTGAGCTTGACATCAGTGTATCTATCAAGTTCTTCGTCTGTAACCTCTTCTGGAGGGGTATCCAAAGGAGCGCGATTGCGGTCCGATGGGGGCGTGTTATCGACGATTTCGATCTCAATATCGTCGTCTTTTAAAAGCTGATTTGCATTCTTTTCAGCTTCTTCCTTTTCGTCAGGGAAGACAAACTCAGTTTTTTCAAATGTGGCCATGATTTCTCCTTATGGACGTTGAATACCGCGGGGGTCTTGCACAACGGCTTCAATCGAGTCGTCATTGATCAAACGCCATTCTGTACCGTGTATTTTCATACGGGTGCCAGTATTGGGGCGGGTGATAATGAAATCGCCGACTTGACAGGAAGGTCCGGAAGGAAAACGCTTCTCATCTTTAAATGCGTCTGGGCCTATCTTTGCTACGAATAACACGGGGGAAAGGAGCTCCTCGTGATACATGGCAGTAGCGGATTTAAGAATCCCAGTCTCACTAAATTCTTCTTCTGCTTTGGGAAGCATGCAAAGAACATGAAAAGTAGCAGGATCAGGAACCTGCTTTGCTTTCTCTTCAGCCGTCGCGGGAAGTACAGTGGCTGTGGCACCGTCTTGGCTTACTAGGATTTCGCTCATATTTCTCTCTTAAGGGTTACGTTTGACCGCAGTGGGGTAACCCCTAACCCACTACGTTTTTGACACAACTGCATCAAAACTTGCTTCTGCGCAGCCACTTTGTGGCCACCCATTTCTCCCCCGCCAACACCGGCGTACCAGCGTGCAAGGTCATCGACGAATCATCTGCGTCTTTGTAGCTAAAAAACAACGCGCTACCAGCCTGCGCCGCTACCTCAAGCCCCGAGTTAGGGAAACTTGTACCCCCGCCTTTCTTGGGCGTGTTGAGATACATGAGGAACGTCCCGACTCTCTGCCCGCCATCGAGGTGCACGCCGGAGTGGGTTGTGAAGTAGTCGTTGTGAGGTTTGTACTGTTGACCCACCTCGTACTTGAGGACCTGCATACCCTCGCCGTACTCTATCGGCCAGTTTAGGAGCCGAGCTATCCGCTTCTCTATACGATCAACAAGCTCGGTCTGCCCGCGTGTGTAGTAAGAGCCAGAGCTGGTGCGAGCCTCGTGCTGGATGGACGTGCCCGTCCTGTCGTCCACAACCGTAGACTGAGAAATCTTGTGCTCGATGCCGCTAATCAACCCTTCGCACTCTTCGTAAGACAGGAAGTTATCAAACACCACAACACGCGGCAGGTTCATCTTGGCAACAACCTTGATGTCCTGCCCGTCTATGTGGAGGTACGATGGCGATCCTGCAACGCTAGGTTCTGGCACGCTAATCATTCTGTCTCTAACCTTTTCTTAAGCTCCAGTAAACTGTAGTTAGCGTGGTCCATACCGCGAATCACACCAACCAACTCGCGGTACTCAGCGTAGTCCTTGGCCTGGCCCGACGCTAGTCTCGCAATCGCTTGATCACGAAACTCGTCGTTGTACTTCCTCAGTAAGTCAAACTCGTTCATCTGTTACCTCCGGGCATTTGCGGTTTAGTGGGTGGTTTGTTGATGGTCTTGACCAGGTCAACCTTGAGCTTCTGCGCAACCTGACGATCCTGCGCAGATACTCGTTCCGTGCTCTGGCGTTCTTGCGAGGCCACACGCTGTTGTTCCTTCTGCATATCAATCTGCATGCGCTGTGCATCCAGTTTGAGTTTCTCTTGCGCCAACTGAATATCAGCCTGAGTCTTCTGCGCACGAGTCTGAGCTTCTTGCTGCTTGATCTGCAACTCCGCCTGCTGCATCTGAATCAGCGGGTCCTGCTGCATCTGTTGGGCTTTCTGCTGCTGAGCCATGGCCATGTTCTGCTGCAAGAGCTGAGCAGATGCTTGCGCCACAAGTTGGGACAACTGCACTTCAGTCTCTTCAGGCAACTCCTCGTTCGGAGCGGGCAGTGCTGTACCCAACTGCTCTTCGATTTTCTTGCGATACAAGTAAGCTAAGTGTTCTGCAATGTGCGCTTGAATCGCGCCCATCATCTGCTGCGCCATGGGGTTCTGTCCCATCTGCTGTGCAATCATGGGGTCCTGCATGAACGTCGAGTGCACCGCAATGTGCGCATCGTGATCTTGGTAGATAAACGCTTTTGTAGGCTCGCCATTGAGGAACGCCATGTTCTCACTGATGGGATCACGCGGCTTCTGATCATCATCGATGGGCACAAGCTTCTCAGCATTCTTCACACCAAGCACCTCAATCATTTGACGGTGCAAGATTGGCAAGTTGTAAATCTGCGGAGCCTGCTGCGCAAGCTGCATCACAGCCTGATACTGCATGATGCGCTGAGCCATCGTTGAGCTGTTGGGATCACTGACCGGGATCACTTCAACAATGTCGTAGTCTTCACGCTTGGCCGTGCGATCTCCGCCCGCTGGCTCATAGTCGTAGTCGTCGGGCATGTTGTCTCTGATGATATTCTTGAGAAGCTTAAACTCCTCTTTCATCGAGTTGTGCACGCGGGCTTGAACAGCACCCATGATCTTGAGTTGTCTCTCAAGCAGGGCAAGTGTTGTACCCACGGGAGCCTGCGCACTCATGTCCGACATCTTCATGTCCGCGATAGAGCCCAGTCGTCTGCCTTCTTCAGTGATCTGATTCAGCAGCGACAGCAACACCTGCGACGGCTCCTTGTACGGGAGCGTCATGATGTTATCTTTAATAGACCCGCTTGGAATATCTACATCGCGGAACTCGCCCGGTGCTATTGGTGTATCGTCACCCTTAACACGCAGACCACGAGACTTTAAGCCACCGGGAAGGTTGGCGAGTGTCCCTGCGTCAACAAGCTGACGTATAAGAGAAGTACCAGCACGAGCATAACCGCCAATAATGTGAATAAGCCCCATACCATACGCGCCAAAGCCCGGGATATAGTCGTACTGAACCAAGTGCTGACGTTTCGCATATGTTGAATCATCTTCATTCCAGTTTCTGTAAATGGCAAGAACTTCAGTCGTGCCGCGGTCAATCGTAATAATGTAGGGAACTGCAATCTCATCTTCGTGTTCATCTCCCGGCATGACGTAGTCCACCTGAATCTCCGCCAGTTGATAGCGGTCGTCATCAGTTATGGAATAGCCCTGCTCTTCGGCTTTCTTCTTCTCAACATCGTTGTAAATATTGACTGGCTCACCCAAGTCAATGTCTCGGTAGAAACCTGCAACTTGCAGCTTCTTAATATCGTTTTTCGTCTTGCGCATCAAGTGTGTGACGCGCTCAGCGGTACGTGCACCCGAAGACCCATAAGGTATGATCACATCCTCAGCGGGCAAAAAGATCGCAGTTTGCCTATCAAGGCCCGGATCAAAATAAACTTTCTTGAAGGCCGCGCCCGCAAGACCTAAGTTAAACAACATGCGCTCATGCTCAGGACGATACTCAGGCATCTCCTCAGTCAAGCGATAATTCATGTCATCTCTTACGCTCTCCGCAGCCTCCTCTTTAAGCCGATCAATCCCCCCAATAATTTCCGTTTTACCAGGGCCAGCAGCAGTGACAGG